CAAGCACATTGTAGCTTCGATAGCTATCAGTATAAACCACACTATCAGGCGCTACTTTACGTGTAATAACAGGCATTAATGTATCAGACTTGGTATCAGGGACAACCTTGACATAAACCATACCACCGCGCTTTAGTATACCAAATACAGCCACTTTTCCACCAGCACCACGCCCACGCTTTCCCTTACGAGTGCCACCAAAGTAGCTTTCATCTAACTCAACCTCTCCCTCAAAAATATCATCGGCAGTTTGGTCAAGGTGGTACATGATTATTTCACGTATTTTTCTATAAAATAGTGCAGCAGTATTAGGCTGAATATCCAGCAAATTGGCCGCAGTTCTAGCTGTTACCTCAGCAACAAAGAACTCGACAAGCTTTCTTTGGGTGTTTTTATCTAATTTACAACGATTTATCTTCATTTTCATAGAGTAGCACTTCTGCTAATCTACTACAGCCCCAAAGATTTTATTAGCGGGATTTCTTGGATTGGGCTTAGCGGGGTGTGCGACAACTCCCCAACAACCCTCAGAGCCTGTAAAATTTGAAAAGGTTTATCAAATTGATGGATTAAACCAAGCACAGATTTATGATGGCGCACGTCAATGGTTTGCTACAGCTTTTCGCTCGGCAAATGCAGTAATTCAGTATGAGGATAAGACTACGGGTTCAATTATTGGCAAAGGTAATATGCCATACCGTTGTTCTGGGTTTGCTGATTGTATGACTGTTACGGCTGGTGATCGAGTGGATTTCACAGTGCGTGTAGATACAAAAGATGGGAAAATGAAAGTGAGTTACGATAATCTTACTCACTATAAACCAGCGCAGGTAATTAGTGGAGTTCGATATAATGAAACTAATAGACCTATTACTGAAGACTATCCATCAGCTAAAATAATTATGGATGAATTAAATAAATCATCCGATCAAATGGCTGAAAAGATTAAAACTCAACAAAAAATTAATGCCGATTGGTAATTAACAAGAGCACTCATACCATGAGTGCTCTTACTTTATTAAGTATTACATTGTAGTGGTTGATATGAAAAAGATTGTTTTATTGAGTTTGGTTTTTGGGATGGCCGGTTGTGCGACAACAGCTAATTTTTTTGATATTCATCCAACACCTGTTAGTAATTCAGGTTATTGGACTGGTCAATTTGATCGGTTGGTTGGGACTTTAATACTAGAAAGTGATGGGACGGGTGTAATTTGCCAAGACCACCTAGGTACAGCTAGGGTAATGTCTGTAAAATTATTAAATGATAGACTCTATTCTCAGGATGGGACTTACTGGAAAATAAGTAATTTCACTCCAACATCTCTTGAGCTTAATTATGCGCTTGGAGGAGGATATAAAATGATAAGGGACAATGGGCTTAAATTCGCTTCACCAGCATGCAAAGATAAGCTAAACACAAAGTAATAGTTGTTCGAGAGAATTAACTTGACTAAACAGAATATTAAATGTGATTGGCTGAATAGATATGATATTGGATGACTATCTGGGGCATGCCGCTAATAGCAAGAAACTCGCACAGATTGCTATTAAAGAAAGGCGTTTTGACGATGCATGGAAACATTTAAACCATCAAAAAGATTACTATTTAAAGCATGCTAGTAGGATGGGTTTTTCTAAAACAGAAACACTGGTTATAGACTCCTCACCACATGAAGATATGGCAAATGTCTTAAGACTAGAGGGCAAGCATAAGAATGCTTTAAGCAGTATATCTTACACTTATAAGGCGGCTTATACAGCTAATCGACCAATTATTACATTAGAGAAAAAATTAGAGGCTTATTACAATCGAGCCTATAAAAAACAGCCGTTTAAAAAATTTTTATCGTTACTTAAAGCCCTACCCAATAGTGACTATATCTCTGTTCGAGATTTTGTTGAAATTTACTTCCCTCTGTCTCCTAATGATGATGAAGAGGTAGTCCCAAAAGAGAGAAATTTGAGTGAACAGGAAATAAAAAAGGTAAATGATAACTTTTTGAAGCAAAAATCTACTGCTCGCAGTAAAGAGCATATAGGTGTTCCTCCACCATTGAGCAATAGGCCAGTTAAATCAATCAAACCAAGCTACCCTGAGTCTAAGTATCCCACTAAAGTTATTGAACCGCAAAAAGATAATAATTTGCTCCTTGGTTATCCAGCATCCGAATGGATAATAGGAGTGGTGGTTGGCGCAATATTGTTAATTGGGTTTATTTGGTTACTATCGTAAAAAAGCACCCTAGGGTGCTTTTTAAGACACATGACATTTAGCAATCATTTTGTTGAATTGACTTAGATTTAATAACGGTGCGTTTATGAAAAAAGTTATATTTGCTGCTTTTTTAAGTTATTTTCTAATAGTAAGCTGTCAAGTTCAAGCCAGAACTATATACACAGCTGAGTATGTTAAGATTTTTGAAAATTTGAATAGCGACAAAAAACAGCTCTTCAATCAATCAAAAAAGTGGATAGCTAATAACTTTAATTCGGCTCAAGATGTAATACAGTATCAAAGCTTAGAAGAAGGTCAATTAATAATTAGAGGTATTGCTTCTCCTTTGTGCGATTTAACAGTTAGCAAAATGCAATGTAATGGGTACTCACAAGCCAAAATATCTTTTAATTTGGCAATAGATCTGAAGGATAAAAGAGCGCGTCTCAAATTCAATAATTATGGTTATGCAAAATTTGGAAACACACCAATTGATGATCCTATTACTTATAAGCTAATGCTTGGTAGATTTGATGCGTTATCTAGTGATTTTGAAAAAACTCTAAATGCAAGTATTGACAATGACAAGTGGTAGATTGAAAAATAAAGACTCAAATATTCACGTTAAAAAAGCACCCTAGGGTGCTTTTTTCATGCGATCAACAATCTTGTTGGCTATTTTTTCAATTACATCATCGGTAATAGTTGCTGATTCTCTGACCAAATCAAAATGTTTAGTTGGCTCTAAGCCTTTAGTCATCAATGTAATCATTGCTGTGTTTAAGGAAATATTTTTATTCTCGGCATAATTAGTTAAATCATCATAAAGTTCTTGTGGCATACGCACTTGAGTTCGCTTCCAGTCATCTTGCGAGACAATTCTGCCAGTCTTTGGATCTGCCATTTTGTGTTAACCTAAAAATGTATTTGACAAGATAATAACACTATGGAATACTGATTTCAATGGCAAGATAATAGTGTCATTAAAAGAAACCCCTTGCGACTCTCACATCAAACAAGGGGCTCTATCTAATCTCTAAGAGGAAATCAGATATGGTTAGTTTAACACAAATAAATAATACGCAAGTATCTGTTATAAATTTCAAATCTATTCCAGTTGTAACGACTGAAATGCTTGCAGGTTTTTATGGTACTGAGTCAGTGCGTATCCGTCAGAATCATAATGAAAATAAACAACGATTTATTGAGGGTAAGCATTTTTTTAAAATTGTTGGTCAAGAATTAAAAGATTTTGTGAGTAGTTTAAAACTACTTGCAAACTCCCCAACAATTTCAAATAAGGTTCGGTCCCTAATTCTTTGGACAGAACGTGGTGCAGCACGCCATGCCAAGATGCTCGATACAGATCAAGCATGGGAAGTATTTGAGCAACTGGAAGATTGCTATTTTGTTCGAAAGGAAATTTTAGCCAAAACCCATAAATCTGAACGCACACCATTACATGATGCTCATGCTTTACTTGTGGCTAAGACTAAACACCTAAATTCGAGTGATGCATGGAAAATTATTAATCAACGTTTTGGGACAAATCATATTGATGAAATCCCATATGACATGATTCCTGTAGCGGTTGAGTATGTTCATCATTTGATTGCTATGTACAGTAGCGCAGAGAAGAAAGGGCAAGGTTCATTGTTTGATGAAGATCAATTCAAACTCCTCAAGAGCCTGATTGATGCAATTATTACCCAAAACTTTGTTACCAGTCGAATCTATCGAGCAGTACATATGCTTGATAACGAGCAAGGACACTACTTAGCTGAATATGCTTTTAAAACTAATATTGCAGTTCTAAAACTTACTCGGGCAATGGATTTAAGAGGACCTCTTAATAGAAAAATCATTAGTGATGACTTAAAAACTATAAGCTATACAACAGGCAATCAACATTATAGCGACCGTTGGTTTCATCCATTGATGGAAGCGGGAATGCTAGCTGGTGCTTTGCGAATTTCTGGTGGTTGGTAGTCTGATTCGTCACTAATAAAATCAACTTAACAAAACCCACTCATCGAGTGGGTTTTTTGTTGCCGATTATTCATCCATTCTCTGTTGACACCATACACCTTGTGAATCTTTTCATCCCCCTTGACAAGATTTACTATTTTTTTAGCGAAGCCGACCTTAACAAAGTCGGCTTTTTTAGTGCCTGAGAAGTTATAGAGCAAAAAAATTGATGTTTTTTAGGTGCAGCACAATTTTGCTTTACCACTGGCTAGGGTAGCTCCCGAAAGGAAGATGGTCGTTTTGACTGTTCATACTTCTTCCCGCCAGTGTCTTTTTATTATGAGCAGTCGGAGTTCATATTATGAATATGATGTCAGTATTAAACTTAAGAGCTGTTGTTACACAGGAAAACGGCGAAGTTAAAACTACCAGTTACGCCGTGGCAGAAGCGTTTGATAAATTGCATAAGAATGTTATTAGGGACATTGAAAAATTACGCTGTTCTGAAAGTTTTAGAAAACTCAATTTTGAGCTTTGCTATGAAAACAATGAGTTACAGAACGGTAAGCCACGAAAGTTTTATCGTATGACTAAAGATGGCTGGATGTTTTTGGTTATGGGTTTTACTGGTGAAAAGGCAGATTTGATCAAAGAGCAATTCATTGAGGCCTTTAATTGGATGGCGCAGCAGCTCACTCAAACTTTTCAATCCAAGTGGGCTAGATACAATCAAATGTGTCTCGAATATAAAACTAGAAAAGAACAGGTGAGCTGTTCAGCACGCAATATGCGCTATTGGCAGGATGATAAGCCAGTATTCGAAAATGAGTTGAATAAACTGGAAAACGAGTTATCACCACAACTAAAGCTGGTTTGAATTTAACCCTATTAGATTTGAAATCCGAAAGGGCAAGCCGTTGCAACGCTTATTTGAATAATGAGCTAAATCATGAAACCAGTAAAACCTATGGGGGTGGATTTTAAATCCAGCCCTTTTTTATTGCCGAAATTTTGGAAGTAAATATGATAGATAAATCTAAATGGTTTGTTTTTAAGAAAAATGATCAAGCTTTTGGATGTTTCAGGATTAAGCCTTTTTCTGATCCTGAATTTGATAAGGCCTATAAAATGCTTTGTACCAAAAAAAGTATTTTTAGAATGAGTGCCATGCTATCAGCCCAAGAGTTTGCAAAAATTATCGCAAATCATCTTATACAGGATTGGGAAAATATTGAACTTTCAAAAACAGGAATAGCTGGTGAAAAAGAAACGCGTTATTCGCCAAAATCAGCTTATCAATTATTAATGTATGGAGATCTAGGGGCTGAAATAACTTCATGGATCTTGGAAAAGTCAAAAAGTATTGCCTAGTTAAGTCTCGATTTATTGCCGCCGTTTATGGCGGTTTTTTATTACCTAGAGGAAAGTCAAATGGCTCAAGAAGCTCGCTTAGTAATTGTTATTGATTCGGAACGTGCGAAACGCACTGCACAAGACTTATCAGTTGAATTGGATAGCATCACCAAAAAAGGGGATTTCGCCTCGAAATCTATGGACCGGATGTCTGTAGCAACTCGTGCACTAGCAGGGTATATGGCTGGTTTATTAACAGTAGGTTCAGCCATTTCAAAGATGGATACATATACTGGACTACAAAACCGCCTTAAGTTGGTCACTAATAATCAAGTTGAACTAAATAAAGCTACGGAAGACACTTTCCGAATTGCTCAAAAAACCTATTCAGCATGGGATTCTGTTCTACAGGTCTACCAGCGTTTTAGTGATAATGCCAAAACTTTAAACCTCACAATGGATGACACAGCACGTTTAACTGAAACAGTTTCTAAAGCTGTAGCAATTAGTGGTGCAAGTGCAGAAGCTGCTGATGCAGCTTTAGTTCAATTCGGACAAGCGTTAGCAAGCGGCACATTACGTGGTGAAGAGCTTAATTCTGTAATGGAGCAAACACCAGCTTTAGCAAAAGCTATTGCTAAAGGTATGGGTATTACTGTAGGTGAATTACGTTCAGTAGCTGCTGAAGGAAAAATCACTTCACAGGAAATCGTTAAAGCACTTAAAAATGTCCAAGATGAAGTTGATGCTCTTTTTGCTAAAACTGATATAACAATCGGGCAGTCTCTCACACTCCTAAACAATGAAATTACTAAATTTGTAGGAGAGGCTGGTAAAGGAAGTGGAGCAGCACAGGCTTTATCAGGATCGATTCAGTTACTAGCAAATAATTTGAATTTAATTGCAGACAGTGCATTTGCCATAGGTATTGGCTTAATGACAAAAGCCGTTTTAACAAAAACGGTTGCTGTACAAGCGAGTATTGCTGCGTCAACCAAACAAGTGTTTGCCACAATTGCTGAACGTAATGCAAATATTGCAGCAGCAAAAGCTGAAGTGGAATCTGCGCTTGCCGAAGCACAAAGTACGCAGGTGACACTAACGAACATCAAAGCTACTCATGCTCAGATCATGGCAGAAATAGAACTCGAAAAAGTTCGTTTAAAAGCCCAAATCACTGAACAAGGTCGCACGGCTACCATCACACGAATGGCTCAGCTAGGACGATTACAAGCTCAAGTTGCGTTAGAGGTTGCTGCTGCGGAAACAGCACAGTCTGCAGCTTCATCTAGATTATCAGCAGCCTTAACAGCGCAATCTGTTGCTACTAGCCGTTTAGCTTTAGCAAAGTCAGCGCTTATGGCGATTTTTAGCCCAATGGGTTTAGCAATTGCAGCAACAGCCGCATCTTTCTATTTACTAAGCAGCAGTTCGGATGAAGTCAAAGAGTCTCTTGCAACACAATCTGACTCGGTTAGTGATTTAACAGATAAGTACATAAAGTTAAATACTGTGCAAGCATTAACAGAGGGTGTGCGGTTACGCAAAGAGATTGAGCAGCAAAATGATGCAATTGATGATGCTAGTGGAGCTATCAAACGTTTTGCTTATATCCAAAAGGAATTATTTAAATTATCTGGCAGTGATTATGAAGATTATCAAAATGCCATTAAGTCTATTGCTACAGGTGCAAGCGATGCAGGTGATCTCTTAAAAAAGATGATTTCATCTGGTCGTTTTAGTCAGAATCAAATTGATAAACTCATTGAGTTCTCTAGTGCAGTAGCAGAATCAAAAAATAAGATTGAGCAAGGTAATACTGCTCTAAAACTCTTAAATGCTACTTCTAGACAACATGTTGAGGTAACGGCCGAATCAATTAAGCAATTAACAATTCAAACAAACTTAACAAAAGTCGCTACTCAAAATTTCACTGACATGAAAACACAAATGCTTGATTCATTACGAGCACAAGTGGAATTCATTCGGTTAAATGGTGGTAGCGAAGAACAAGTTAAATCGTTGAATAAGGTAATTCAGGCATATTCTTTAAATCAAATTTCAGCAACTGATGCTGTGAGTAAGTTCAATAGTACAGCCAAAATTCCTGCTGAAAATATCAAGGGGTTACAGGATCATGCTACTAAAACGGATCAGTCTAAAATTGCGTTGAATCAGGCTAATGCAGAGCTAAAGAAACAGAATGACTTGCGTAATGAGTATCTAAAGCAACATCAAACTGTACTTGCTGCTCAACAAGGAGAAACAAATGAATTAAACAACCAAGTCGCTGCTCAAGAAAAGTTAAATAAGTTACGAGACAACGCCAACAAAGATATTCTGAAAAATGATTTTCTTATAAAAAACACTAAGGCATTTGGTGGTGGCGAAAAGGGTCTTGATAAGGCGCGTGCGGCATCAGAGTTTTATACCGACAATAAAATTCCGATGACTAGAAGTTTAACTAGTCAGGAAGCTGCAATTTTTGAGGCTTGGTATAAGAAGCAGAAGGAAGCCAAGGACTTACAAGAAAGTATTACCGAATCTAGCAGAAAGCAAACCAAGGAAAGTGAGAAAAAACTTAAAATCACACAAGCTGAATTGGAAGTAGCCAAGCGATCTGCTGCTTTAATTGAATCGAGTGGTTTAGGTAAATATGCTGAAAGCAAAGGGATACCATCAAGTGTAATTGCAGGCTTATTGGCTCAAGAATCTCAAGGTATTCGAGAAGCTAAGAGTCATACTGGTGCAATAGGATATTTTCAAACAACCAGTGGTTATCGTAAACAGAACAATATGTCTGTTGCTGATAGTTATGACTTGGAAAAGTCGGGCAAAATTGTAATTGATAATATCGCCAAGGTTTATGAAAAAACAGGTGACTTGGCTCAGGCAATACTTTCCCATAATGCAGGTGAGGGTGGAGCAAGACAGTTTACTAAAACTGGCAAGGTTAAAGGCAGTGCAGAGCGAAATAAGGAGGTTTCGCAGTATGTAGCTAAGGTTTCAAGGTATTCCGATATCATTGCTGGTGGTGTTGGCAAAGGCGGTTTATCCGATGGTGATAGCGATAGAGCCTATGGAAAGCAAATCAAGGCACGTTTAGAGTTAGTTAAGCAAGGTCTAAACCTTCAAGAGCAATATGAGGAGGAGCAAGCGAAGCGAACCAAGGCTCGTAACGAAGAAATTAACCTTGCGCAACAAACGGGTCAAACAGCCTTAATTCCTAAAATCAAAGAGCGATATAAAGCTCAAGATGAACTCGCCAAACTTCAGCAAGATTTTGAAGTGAATGGTTATAAGTGGACTGAGAAGCAAAAGCTTGAGTACACATATGAAACCAATTCTTTGCGATTAGTTGCTGAGGGTAAACTCTCTGAAGATCAAAGAAAGGTTGCTTTAGGTGGCCTGGAATTGCAAAAACAGCAAGAGTTAGGATTACTAAAACTTGCTCAAGAGCAACGTTTGTTTCAGGCTGAGCAATTCATGCTGGGAGAAATGGAGCGTATCAAAAAACGTTATGCTCTTGAGTATGATGAAATATCAAAAATCACTGATCTTGAAGAGCGTAGAAGGAAGATGAGTGCATTTCAGGCTGATTTTATTCGTAATGGTGTGGGGAATCCAACAATTGATCAGTATGATACCTCTAGTCAGTTTCTTAAATCGACAAACTACACCAAGCCCAAGCAAACCAATATGCAAGTATTGGATGAAGATTACGCTCAAACTTATCAAAAGTTGAAAGATAATCTTGCAGCTGTTTTGGAGTCTGAAAAAGCTAGTTATCAGGAACGATTGGAGGCGGAGCGCGTATTCAAAGAAGCAAGACAGCAAATGGATAATGAGTACCACCTGAAGGCGATTGATGCAAGAAAAGCAGATCACGACAGTCAATTGCAATTATACAGTCAGATGATTTCATCTGCTTCAAGCACATGGGGAGGTTTAACTCAAATTGTTAAGGATGCGCGTGGTGAAAATTCACGCTCTTTCAAGGCAATGTTTATAGCTCAACAATCCTTTGCTATTGCTTCTGCGATTATCTCTGCTCATTTGGCAGCTACACAAGTAGCTGCTGATGCAACGATCCCATTTTTTGGGGCAAAAATTGCGGCTTCAACCGCCATGCTTGCTATGGGATATGCAAATGCTGGTTTGATTGCTGGGCAAACAATAGCTGGATTCTCAGATGGTGGTTTTACCGGATCTGGTGGGAAATATCAGCCTGCTGGTATTGTCCATAAAGGCGAGATTGTATGGTCCCAAGAAGACATTAAAAGATGGGGGGGAGTTGGTTTAGTTGAGAAAATGCGTAAGAGTGCAAACCCTGAAGCTTTTCTCAATAACAATGCCTCGGCTGATAGTGTCATGCGCCGTGCAATGATGAGCTCTAGTGCCTTTATAGAAAGCCAAAAGCAAGCTGACATCTTTAATCAACCGGTTCAAGATACTCAGATTATTTATAAAGGTAATGGTAGCGTACCTACTGCAGCATCTTCGGCAAGTTCTGACCTATTCCATGATGGCAAGGTCTACTTCTCATCCAATGGCTTAGTTCAGGATCGTTCAAATCTGGATGATGTTCAGGATTTTACTTTAGGACGTACTTCACGTCCTAAAGCTGAGATTATGCCTTCAATTGAGCGTGCTTCACCGACAGTCAATTTCAAAATTGAAGTGATTAATCAGGTAAGTGGAGCAACTGTTGAAGCTGAGCAACTGGATGAGCAAACTGTCCGGATCATTGTTAAAGATGAACTGGATAAGCAGCTTCCAAGAACGGTACCGAAGCTTGTTAGTGATCAAATCGGTAATCCAAACTCAACTATTAGTCGGTCTTTGACTGAGAATACGACAGCAAGACGGAATCGATAGTTTTAAAGTTACAGGTATAAGGAGAGTAATGTTAATGGAGTGTAAGTAAAACCGTTTAAAGATGCCGGTATAAGAGAGAAGAGCTGTTGACAGTGTCAACTCCTAGTCTCTTCTAAAGCCTATTGACAGCCAATATTATGAAAGGACCACCTTCGGGTGGTTTTTTTATGCCTATGTTTTCCATAGTAGGAAAAATGAATAAATGACATTTTTTTGAAATGAAACAATAAGGGCACTTAAAAAAGCAAAAACCCCAGTGTTGGCGCACTGAGGTTTTCAATTCAACTCAACCGAGCAAAGTTAAGGAGAAGTATTACTATGCCTGAAATTATAGCAGTGATTTTAAAATATGTAGAGGCAACTATGGAAAAATATGGTTTTGTAAAAGTAACAGGATCTATCTTATTGGGAATTTTTCTTTGGCAGTTTTCGAACATTATTAATGCTTTTGCAAAGTTGATAGAGGTAGTTCGATGAATGATAAATATACTTGGTGGGATGTAGGTAAATCAGTATTAATGATCTCCATCCCCATCTTAATATGGAAGTTAGATACCATAATACTAGCGTTAAAATCATAGAAACCGACCTAATTAAAGGTCGGTTTTTTATTGCCTGAAGGAAAGTTATGTACAAGTTAAAGCTAAATCCTCAGACCAGCGGCTATGGCGTAACACCGGGTGATGATGTGAAACGTCAGCAGATGGATGGCGGTCGTGGTCGCTATTACATCGATGTAAAACGTAATAGTCATATTGTCGATGTGAACTGGAATTTAAGTAAATCCGATTTTAATAAAATGATGGCTTTCTGGCGGGTCTACCAGAATAAGCCAGCCTCATTCTATGCGGATCTGGTCATTGATCAGGGAACACGTCAGCAATATCTATGCAATTTCATTCCAAACTCGTTCAAGACCAATGAAGTGAATGGCAACCTTTACCGGGTAAATGCACAGCTCGAAGTTGTTCAAAACCAGCCTAACCTTACTGCCGATATCGCTTTGATTAAGGATTGGGAGGTCTAATGGATAACGAATATGCCAAATTCTTTTTCAATCGGAAAGTTGATGTCTATCAATTGGAGTGTATTGAGCTTTCTCATCCTTCTTTTATGAATACATACCGAATAGTCCGTAATGATGACCGAGGTGTTTATGTTCAACATAAGGAGGGATCCGGTCAGGTCTATTATGAATTTTTGCCAGCATCTATTCAAAGATCCGGAATGCTGGGTGATCTGGACCAGACATTAACAGTCTCTATATCTGGTTTAGGTGATGTAATGCCGGATGAGTTTGAACGGGTAATCGAAGGCCAATATCCCGATGTAAAGCCAACAGTAAATTACCGGATTTACAGTTCAGACAATCTGAATTCTCCAATGTTTTATTTACTCGGACTGCAACTCTCCAGTGTTGCAATGAACCATAAAGCTGTGACATTCAAGGCTGAATCACCAAGATTAAATACTGCGAAGACTGGAGATATCTTTTCGCTTGATCGTTTTAGTGGTTTGAAGGGGGCTATATGAAGAGTCACGATCATTTGCTTGATAGACAATATGACGAGGAAAACTACAACTGTGTTCATTTTGCTCATGAAGCTGCATTGGATCTATATGGAATAGACCGGGTGGAAGCACTTGAATTTTTTATGAAGCCTATTAAAGAAAAGGTATTTCTACCATCAAGGTTAAAACTTTTAAATCCACTGCCCATGCCCAAGGAAGGCTGCATAGTCGCCTTTCACTCGAGATACCGAAACAAGCCCCCACATGTGGGGCTTTTTCGTTTGGGGCGTATTTTGCATTTGCAGGAATCAGGCGTTTCATGGATGCCAATTCAAGTCGTTCAAGCATTTGGATTTAATCGTGTGAGTTTCTATGATTAAGATTATTTATAAACAAGACCCTTTATCCGAAGACAAAACAATTGAACACGCCGAAACTTTGGGTCAATGGCTTACTTCAAAATATGATTATATGCCTGAACATGTCCGTATTTTCCATACAACAAGTAATATGGATCATGCCGAAATTTCATTTGCGAATGAAGTCACACCGAAGAATGCATATGAATTAAAGCAGCTCGATTTCTTGCCAGGCACTTTCATTGTAATTGAGAATCCCAAGGGTATAGACCCCATAACTCTAGCTTGGATAGCGGTTGCTTCTATAGTTATGGGTGTGGCTGTTGCATTATTAATGCCTGTGCCCTCAATTACCCAAACCAACCAGAATAACAATCAATCCTCGTCTGCAAATAACGAATTATCAAACCGTGAAAATAAAACTCGCGTAAATGGTCGTATCGCAGATATTTATGGTGCCGCTCACGATACCCCTGATCTGATTACTGTGCCTTACAAGGTATATGAAAACAATGTCGAAGTAGAGCATGTAGTGGGCTGTATTGGGCGTGGACACTATAAAATCAATGGAGCTTATGACGGTGAAACCAATATTGTCGATATTGCCGGCGCATCGGTAGAAGTCTTTCGACCAGGTGTAGATATTGTTTCAGGTGAGCCATATTTTTCGCTTGGTACCGAAATTACCACGCCGCCACTAACGGTTCAGCATCAAACTTCTGTTAATGGCCAAGTTCTCCGTCCAGCAGATACACAGTCTTTAGAAGGTACGAACTACCTTCATTTTGCATATCCAAACGAGATCCTTCGGGCATCTGCAAACAATACGGATTTAACCACTAAGTTTGTAAGTAATGACCGCGTAGAAATCACCAATGCCTCATTCACGTTTAACGGCCAGACTTATGATTTAAACGGCACTTACAGCGTTCTATCGGTAGCAGATGATCGAATGACGTTATCAAATCCGGCGGCCGTTAATGCTAACTGGTTAAAGCTTAAAGAGTTAAATAACCAACAAACTGCAGCTTTGTCACCAAAGATCAGTTCAATAGGTGAAAAATGGATTGGTCCATTCATTCTGGACAATGTTGAACGTAGCCGGGTGCTGTGTAATTTTGTGGCCACAAATGGACTTTATACCGTTTCTTCAGGTGGGAATCAGGCCGCTGTTAACGTCACGATTGAAGTTGAAGTAACACCGGTAAATGAATCTGGTGCAGCGATTGGTAATCCGATGCTGAAGCAGATCATTTTGAAAGGTTCGGCAAAGTCGCGTCAAACCGTTGGCGCAACGCTGGATATGGTGACATTTCAAGGTCGCTGTAGTGTCCGTGCACGTCGTTTAACACCAACACCGGCGGTTACAACGGTAGTAGATGAAGTAAAGTGGCAGGCGCTTTATGGTGCTTATCCTTTGCAAAGCACAGTGTATGAACATGAAACGGTTTTTCGTGCGCGCACTTATGCAACCACTGGAGCTTTATCTGTTAAGTCCCGCAAGATCAATTTTGATCTTCAGCGGATGTTACCGACTTTTAAAAACGGCGCAATGACGACAGAGCTATTTCCAACATCAAGCTTTGCTGATGCATTGGTTTCAATGGCACTGGATGACAAGATAGGCCGCCGTACGATCGACGAAATAGATCTGGAAAATATCTATCGGACTTATAACGATGTAGTTGATTATTTTGGTACACCACTTGCGGCTGAGTTCTGTACTACGATTGATGATACAAACCTGTCTTTTGAAGAGCTGGTCACCAATCTTTGTGATGCCGTGTTTTGTACTGCATATCGTCAAAATAATAAGCTCAAGCTTTATTTTGAACGTCCAACTGATAACTCGGTAATGCTATTTAACTTCAGGAATATTATTCCTGATAGTTACAAGCATGATCTTACCTTTGGCGTGATGGATGACTACGATGGACTGATCTATGAATACACGGATCCGGCCGACGATAGTCGTATCAATATCTATCTACCGGATAAAGGGGCCAAGAACCCCAAAGAGGTGAAATCTGTAGGTGTGCGTAACAAGTGGCAAGCTCATTTTAATGCGTACCGGCTTTGGAACAAGCTTCGCTTCCAGCGCAAATCCATTACCTTTGATGCGGCACCTGAGTCAGAATTACTGGTTTTACGTGACCGGATCGCTGTAGCTGATTATCGCAATGGTATTCATCAAAGCGGTGAGGTGGTACAGCAAGAAGGTTTAATTCTCACCCTAAGCCATGATGTCGATTTCATTGCAGGCAAGAGTTATGTGATTTATTTGCAAATGGGGGATGGTACCGTGGACCTGATTCCCGTTACGCCGGGTTCAGCCAAGAACAAAGTAGTTTTAGGGCGTTTACCGAACGGGGCCTTAAAGCTTAGTCCCGATGACTTTGTGAATACTATCTACACCGTAGTTAATGACGATACCAAAGGCTCACTGCCTTATCTGGTTGCAAAAAGAGAACCGGCTGACCAGTTCTCTAATACCATTACTGCAATTAATTACGATGAACGTTATTACCTCAATGACAAGGACTTTATTGATGTGCCGGTTGATGATTCACCGATTTACATTCGATATGACCAGCTGGATATTAATCTGGCACGTTTATATCAGATGCAAAGAGGGGATTTGCCAACGACTGGAGAAATCAGTTTTGTAGTTGAAGCAGGTGCACTAGTTTCAAGTTCAAGTTCTTATCGACCGGAAACCAGATTTGTCTATAAATTCGACTATAACTCTAGTCCTGCAAAACGAGAGTATATCGTTCCAGCTGCATCAGAATTACCTGCTATTGATACTGGTGAGTTCCCACCTGATCTCGTGGTAAATTTGACTATTAAAGGTGCTGTTGTTGGACGTGGTGGAGATGGCGGGTTGCCACATTTGGCATTTGGTGCATGGTCTACCGATCCGGATTATAACTTTACTAAAACCCGCCGTGACGGTTTTCAGGGAGCACCCGGTTTATTAAACCGGCACAGTAAACTAAACCTGATTATTGATGGTGGAACTCTGGCTCGAGGCGGCTCAGGTGGTGGAGCAACACCAAGCGGTATTTATACAGGATTATCGTATGGAGTTCAGGGTATTCCCGGTGGAGCTGGAGCACCTTTTGGTCGGGTTATGACCGGACAACCTATTACTAACGATTCACAAGACTGGCGTTGGTACTTAAATGGTGACTTTATGGTTGTCAAAGTAACCGATGCCGAAGCTTCGGTACCCGGTAAAGGTTACCGAACCCAAAATGATCGATATGGATCTCCATTGTCTGGTGATGGTGGAGGTTGGGGCCAGCGCGGTACCAAGTCCACCAATGATGGAACATGGAACTGGCAATACCATGGCACAACTGAAGGCCAGCCGGGGCCGGGTGGACCTGCAATTGTTGGGGTGGCACCACTTACAACTCAATTGATCAATGGAGGGAAAATTCTACAAACACTTTAAATCTTAAAAGAACTTTGAGCACCCAATTCGGGTGCTTTTTTATTGCCTAAATTTTCTGGAGATATAAATGGAACCAGTTTCAACAAGCGGTTTAACAGCAATTTTAAAATTTTATGGTGCAGCAATTATGGTGACGTTAGCGGTTGCTTTAGTTGCAGCAGTTGTATTGATGACACGTATGCCACGATCACCTCAAGAATGGGCTGTAGGACTTATTTGTACGGTTGTATCAAGTTTGGCTGGCGGCTCATTCATTATTGTGAAGTGGGGGCTTCATGAATGGGTTACTGATGTATGGGGAATGATTGCACTTGGTGGGTTCTTCTTTGTTTGTGGTTTACCTGGTTGGGCTTTAGTCCGTTGGATCTTTAATTTCATAGATAAACAGGAAGGTAAGACGATTATTGAAGTACTTAAAGAAGTTAAGAAAGCTAAAAGAGATATCGAAAACAGTTAATGCCGCCTTCGGGCGGTTTTTTATTATCTAAAGGAAAGTGAAATGAACATTGAACAATATCTTGATGAATTAATTAAGCGTGAAGGCGGGTATGTAAATAACCCAGCTGATCGGGGCGGTGCTACCAAATACGGTATTACTCAAGCTGTAGCACGTACAAATGGTTTTAAGGGCAATATGAAAGATTTGCCTCTTGAAGTGGCCAAAGCAATTTATCGCAAAAACTATTGGACAGCTCCGCGATTTGACCAAGTAAATACAATCAGCTCAGCAGTGGCCGAAGAGCTTCTAGACACTGGTGTGAATTGCGGTACCGGCTTTGCAAAACCTCTTTTACAACGAGCTTTGAATCTCCTAAATAACAATGGTAAAGCAGGGTGGCCAGATTTATCAGTAGATGGGATATATGGTCCGGCAACTCTTAATGCACTCAAAACTTATTTGGTCAAACGCGGGAAAGAAGGAGAAAAAGTTTTAGTTCGAGTTCTGAATATTATGCAAGGTCAGCGTTACATTGAAATCTGTGAGCGCAATCCAAGCCAAGAACAATTTTTCTATGGCTGGATTGCTAATCGAGTATCAATGTGAAGTACCTAATTTTACTGTGCATTCTACTCAAGACTGCACAGTTACTTCGACGTATAGTGAGGTAGTTGTAAAAGTTTATAGGTAAGTTATAGGATTGATTGGTAATAATCTTTAAATTTTAGGGGGGGGATTGTTCAGATGTAGTGTATTCTGTAAAATAAAACTTAATTATATT